CCTGAACCTACGCCAGAACCCGAGGTTGCGCCTGAACCTGTTCCTGAACCTACGCCAGAACCCGAGGTTGCGCCTGAACCTGTTCCTGAACCTACGCCAGAGCCCGAGGTTGCGCCTGAACCTGTTCCTGAACCTACGCCAGAATCTGCAGACACCGAGACTCCTGCGGAACAAACGGAATAATAGAATCACGCATTCAAAGCAGAATGGAATATTGGTATTCCATCGTGATCGGAACGGTTGCGTTTATGTATATTCAGTTGTTCATTTGGAATGCGAAGAATATGGTGGGAACGGGGATCGAACCCGTGCGCTCTTCAGCAGCAGTTCTTGAGACTGCCTCCTTAACCACTCGGACATCTCACCAGTCTTAGTTAAAATCTAACTTGTAAATCATTGGTGGAAGCGGGGATCGAACCCGCGCGCTTCTCAGCAGGAGTTCTTAAGACTCCCTCCTTAACCACTCGGACATCCCACCATTTGATATTAGGTCCTTACAGTTTAAACCTCTTCTTGTAAGCCTTCACGCTCTTGCGAAACGACGTAGATGGCCCCCACAGAATCCAACGGCTTAATGCACCCGCCGTGTCTGGTCGAGTCCAATGCTCTCCCATCCCTGAATGACGCTGTAAATACAGCGCCCTTCGAGTCTTGTTTTTATGTTTCGTGTAATCCGACATTCCCTTCGCACCGAACGGCACAATCTTTTCACGCCCATTCTTTTCAAAGACTGCATCCCATTTCTTCTCTGGTTTGTGAGATGGCCGAACAGCCTTCAATCTCAAAGTTTTCCTTGGCATCTTAATCTTCTATGTGAAATTCAAACAGGATGGAAGATTGGTATTCCATCGTGCGTGATTACAAGGATTCAAGTGAACGCCCTTACCTCATTCAAACATTCACGAACCGTGTTCGTTTAGACATTTTTCGGTTGATGCGGAGTCTTCCAAAAGACCGACGCAGTAAGTTCATGCAACGTCTCGGTCCAGAATTTGAACAGTGGGTTATGGAATTAGTAGAAGATTACGATGAAAATACTGTCAAAACAATTTTGAATGACGACGAGTTTTGGGAGAAAACTCTCGTTGTCTCAAAGTGAAAACGGAATAATATACACGCATCTGTTAGTAATAGAAAGAATGGGAGACACTATTATTGGAGTCCAATTCGGCATCGCCAACCCTGATGAGATTGTGTCTCGCAGCGTGGTCGAGGTCACGACCGACAAGACATTTCAAGCCGGTGCTCCTGTTTCCGGAGGCGTGTTTGATAGTCGCTTCGGTGTGATTGAGAACGGCAAGGTATGTGCGACATGTAAGCAAAGCAATCTATTATGTCCAGGTCATTTCGGTCATATTCGTCTTGCTAGACCAGTGTATCTTTACCAATTTCTTGATACGATCCGCAACGTTCTCAGCGTGATTTGTCTCAATTGTTCCAATACGTATACGACCGAGGAACAGCAGACAGATATTTCAAAGTCTTTGCTAGGAATGGACAGATTCAACGCTATGCGAGAACTCACTGCATCGCTGAAGACGAAGATGGAGGGGTGTGTCCATTGCAACAGTATGGTGATCAAGAAGGTTGAAAAGGTAGAAAATACAGTTGCGACTCTGTCTGCGATTCCGCAAGATCAAGAAGCCGAGGCAATTCCTCTTCAGCCAGAGATGGTTCTTCGGTGTTTCCAGCGCATGACAGACGCAACTGTCAAGTCTATTGGTTTCCATCCCAAGTTCAGTCGTCCCGAATGGTTGATTTGTACGGTTCTGGCCGTTCCTCCTCTAACCGTTCGTCCATCTGTCGTCATGGACGACAATCAGCGTATGGAGGACGACTTGACACATAAACTGATTGATATTGTTCGCAACAATCAGCGTCTTCGTGAGAAGCTTGACAAAGGCGATTCTGTCGCAATCATTGATGATTACACCAAGGTTCTACAATTTGATGTTGCAACGTATGTGGACAACGACATCAAGGGTCTTCCTCCTGCCGCTCAGCGATCCGGGCGACCTTTGAAGACTTTGAAGTCTCGTATGGGTGCCAAGTCGGGACGTGTGCGTGGAAACCTTATGGGTAAGCGCGTAGACTTTGCAGCACGCACGGTGATTACACCAGACGCAAACATTGATGTAGACGAACTTGGAGTTCCAGAAGAGATTGCTATGAATTTGACGTTTCCAGAGGCTGTCTCACCTTACAATCGCGACCGTCTTATCTCTTATATTCGCAACGGTCCGTCCAAGCATCCTGGAGCAAAGTCTGTATTCATTAAGAATGAGAACAAGACACTGAGTCTCAAGTTCGTGAATCAGGACTCACTTGATTTGAAGATTGGAGATATCGTTCATAGACATTTAATTGACGGCGATGTGGTTCTCTTCAATCGTCAGCCGTCTTTGCACAAGGCATCCATGGAATGCCATCGCATCAAGGTTCTGCCATACTCTACATTCCGTTTGAATGTATCCGCCACTCGCCCTTACAATGCCGACTTTGACGGCGACGAAATGAACATGCACGTTCCGCAATCTATCGTTGCAGCAACAGAGTTGAAGTATCTTGCATCGGTTCTGCGACAGATCATCTCGCCACGCACGAACTCTCCAATCATTCAGATCTTTCAGGATACTCTGACAGGAGCATTCCGAATCTCGCAAGAGGATGTGCGTGTTCCGGAGCATATTGCGATGAATATTCTGGGACGCACAAAGAGACCTCTTGCCTCATATACTCGCAAGGACGGGATGATGACCGGTCAGCAGCTCATTTCAAGCACATTTCCGCTTATGGATTTCAACGGAAGCATTCAGCTGAAAGACGGACAGCTGACAAAAGGTGTGTTGAAGAAGAGCGCATTTGGTGGATCGCAGGGCGATATGGTGGACGGAATTCTTCACGTCATCTACAACGATTTCGGTCCTGAGCGTTGCGGCCAATTCATTAACGAAGTCCAGAACATTGTGACGAAGTATAATTTGTATTCTGGATTCTCGGTAGGTCCGTCCGATCTTGTCGGAAGTCCTGAAATCGCAGAGGCAATTGCCAAGTCATTGGAGGAGGGACGGAAAGAGGTAGCACGCATTATGTCCAGCGTTCATGCCGGTATATTTGCAAACGATTCAGGGCGTCCAGATGGCGATGAGCTTGAGAATCAGATCACAAACGCACTCAAGAATTCTGCATCCAATGTCGTTGAAAAGGTGATGAGTGGTCTTCCCAAGAAAAACCGTATGCGTGAAATGGTGGTGTCGGGCTCTAAAGGTTCCGATCTGAATATCGCACAGATGATGGCGATGTTGGGACAGCAGTTCATCGCAGGTAAGCGTATTCAGTATACGCTTCAGGACCGCACACTTCCCCATTTCTCACGATACGATTACTCTGCAGAGTCTCGTGGATTCGTAGAGAACAGTTTCATCACTGGTCTTCGTCCAGCCGAGTTCTTCTTTCACGCCATGGCAGGACGTGAAGGTCTCATTGATACGGCCGTGAAGACGTCTGATTCTGGATACATTCAGCGTAAGTTGGTGAAGACGATGGAAGATCTTCACGTGGAATACGATGGAACTGTCCGTAACGCCAACAGCGCAATCGTGCAGTTCCAGTATGGCGGCGACGGTATTGATAGTGTATGCATTGAGGCACAAGTGTGTGATCTCGGTGTCATGAATATGGCACAGGTATACAAGGACTTTGCTGCATCTGCATCCGATTTCCAAGCAGTCATGAAGGATGGAGTTGTTGCGACTGATTCCGATATGGTGGACAAGATTCTTGCAGACAGGAAGTTCTTGGTAGAGAATGTCTTCCGGTACACCAGTTCTCGTAAGATTATGGCCCCAGTGAATCTGCGTCGCCTAGAAGAGAAGTATACGAATCCATATGTCACAAAGACAGACTTGACGCCAGAGTATGTCGCAAACGAACTTGACTCGCTCTGTAATGAAACATGGTTGAAGCATAATCGTGTCTTCCACGCTCTGCTTCGGTATTACTTTGCGCCCAAGAAGTCCATTCTGAAGCTTCGGTTATCAAAGGATATGTTTGATGAACTCATTCGCGATATTCGGTACAAGTATTTGAATGCCCGAGTTCATCCTGGCGAAATGGTTGGAACGTTGGCAGCACAGTCTATTGGCGAGCCTACGACCCAGCTCACTCTGAACACTTTCCACAGCGCAGGAACAGTGAAGGCAAACGCTACTCAAGGTGTTCCTCGTATCATTGAACTCTTGAGCGTTTCACGAAACCCAAAGAATCCAGGAAATGTAGTGTATCTCGCTCCTGAGGTTGCAAAGTCGCAAAACTCTGTCTCATCCGTCAAGCGCGACATTCAGAAGACGACGTTGCGGGATATTACACTGTCTGTCCGCATTTACCACGATCCTCATCCTGCAACTATGAATACTGCGATCTCTGAAGATATTGAGATTCTGCGGTCGTATGAGAAGTTCTCTGTGACGCAAGGGAATTCGTGTATGTCTCCATGGATCATGCGTTTGGAACTTGATAAGATGGAAATGGCTGCAAGGAATGTCGCAAATATGACAACCATCATTTCAAAGATTCAAGATAACAAGACATTGCGTGTGTTTGACTGCATTCACAGCGACACAAATACGCCCGACAAGATCATTCTGCGTATTGTGTTTGGAACGGATATTGCCAAGAACGCTTTATCGCTCCGGTTCATAGAGGATAAGTTGCTGGACACCATTCTGACGGGGGTAGAAGGGTTGGGACGCGTATACCCTCGTGAAGTGAAGTCTGAGATGATTTATGACGAGACGGTTGGAGGGTTTGTGCCGCTGTCTCCCCAGTATGTTCTGGATGTAGAGGGAACGAACTTGTTGGATCTGTCAACATTCCAGCATGTAGACCCTCTGCGTTCCTTCTCAAACGATGTTCACGAAATCATGGATGTGTTTGGTGTTGAAACTGCTCGTCTAGCGATGTATGAGGAGTTCATGGAGGTCTTCAGCGCAGAGTATGTGAATTATCATCACATGATTACGTTGATTGATACGATGACGTATCCTGGATACATTCTGAGTGCTGATCGGTTCGGAATGAGTAAGAGCGATTCGGGAGTCCTTGCTCGTTCGTCGTTTGAAGAAACAAGCAAGGTTCTCTTTAATGCTGCGATGAGCGGAGAGTTTGATAGTATGAAAGGTGTGTCTGCGAATATCATGTTCGGCCAGCGTCCTCCTTGCGGAACTGGACTTGTGGATATTCTAATTGATGAGACGAAACTTCCAGAAGGAATGATGGAAGAACCGTCGGTGTTTGCAGAAGATGTCAAGGCACTGAACACGAAACTCGCCGAAGAGGGGGATATCGTGTGTCGTGTAGACGACATCGTGATGGAATGGTAATTAACGACGCCGAGCCGCTGCAACCATAACTTGTGTCGGCGAATTCAAAACAAGGGCGTAATATGGGTAATAGAAATAACTAAAAAAGAAATCCAAAACAGCCCAAGCAATTGATCTATATTTATCATATGACAACTTCGCGGCGCCATAGGAGAATACTAGCCACATAAGTATGCTTAGTATTCCGCTAATGCTGTATATCCATGTAATAGAATATGAAGTGCTGGAAGACGCAGGAGGCGTGTCAACTGGAGATTCAGACATTTATATTGAATTGCCTTTTTAATTGGCGTATGCGAGTCCAGCCATACCGCTCATCACACGCAGAATATTGTAGTTGATGGCGTAAACGCGAACGTTCCAGATGTTGTCGGTCGTCTCGTCAACGAGATAGTCTCCGGACATATCCATCAGGATCGTTGCTGTATCGATGCGCGAGAAGTTGCACGTGCCGCTGGGCTGGTTCTCCTCGGGTTTGAGCGCAAACGAATACGAATAGATCGCCTGCTGGGACATCGCGGTCTGACCGCCTGTCTTGAAGGGGGTAGTATCAAAGCCCTGTGGCTTCATCGTACCGGTGTGGTGCTGGTAAGGCTGGACCCTGTTATAGTAGTCTCCAGACCGGCGGTCCAAGCGATCCTGACCGTTAATCTGAATGCGCTGCTCACGAATCGGCTGTGTGTACCTCTGAGCGCTTAGAGACGCACCTGCAGAACTCTGGTTCAGGTAAGTGTAAGTGAAAGGCGTCAGGCGGACTCCAGCTCCAACATTCGCAGCTGATGTCTGCCCGGCCTGCTGAAGGACGGGGCGAGGAACTCCGTAATCACCACTAACATCCGTGTGATCGGCGATCTTGCAGTTGGTGAACCGATCCGGCTGGACGACCCAGATAAGCTCCTTCACGGGGTGATTAAACGTCAGGTCAATGCGATTATTTCCGGCTCCAACGCCTTTGTCCTCGTTGAACTGGACCTGTTCAATCAGATACTCATGCGACTCCTGGGCCATACGACGACGCTCGTCAACGTCTAAGTAGATGTAGTCCACGTAAATGGCTGCAGAAGTGGGGGCAGGGGGCATCGGACCAGTGAAGTTCGCAGTGACGAGCTGCCACTTGTTCCAGAGAAGATTGATCTTGACTTCGTGATACTGAAGAGCAATAAGAGGAAGAGCGGCGCCGGGATTGCGAGTGTAAGAGAACGGCAGAGGGATAAATATAGGGGTGTTGGTATTTGCACGGCCAGTAGCAGCGACGCACGAGGACTGCGTGGGAAGCTGGAATCCGTAAACTCCGGTTGTTGTGTTTGTTCCTGTGCTACCATAGCCCGCTAGCGTCGTTACGGCCATAGGAGCACCGTCCGTGCGACGAGAATCGCCACCGAGACCGACCATCTGATAGAGCTTGTAGCTGGTGTTGTAGTCGGACGTCAGGGTGTCCCAGAGGTAGAGGTATTCGCTGTAGAGGCGGTCAATCACCTGTCCGCCGATTTCGAGCTCAACGTAAGCGAGCAGATTGTACCCCAAACGACCCTGTTCATTGTTCCAGTCAATCGCAACCGTTTGCGACGAGCTGTTCACATAGGTGGCCGGCAGAACCACATCCAAATACGTGGAATATAGCAGGTCAGCATGACGATTGATCGTCACGCTCTGCTTCTGTCCCCACGCAGGCATGCCCGTCAAGTTCAAGCGAAAAGGCTCCATCGCGAAGTTCGTGTGGCGCTTAAAAAGGCCCTTCCAGAACGTAATCTGGGGGTTTCCCGAAAGGTATGCATCCTGAGCTCCGTGCGCAACGAGTTGTAGTAAACCGCCGCCCATTTGTCTTTATATGTTAGACAAACTGATTTTTTTAGCGACGCGACTTGCGACGAGTGCGACGGCTCGCCTTCTTTGACTTACGACGACGGCGACCGCCCATTTCGTCATCACTGGGAGGAGTAGCTTCCTGTGTAGGCTCCTCTTCCTCCTTCATCTCCTCGACCTTCACGTCTTCCTTCTTCTCCTCAGGCTTCTTCTCTTCATCGCTCTCAGCTCCACCACGCTTTCCCTTGGAATAAGTCTTCTTGGCCGCCATAATCACCTTCTTGAGCCCGTCGCCCTTCTTGTAGGTGCCACTGCTCTTCATACGACGCATCGTCTTCTTCACGTGACTCAGCCAAAGATTCGCCATTTGTTTACATTTTGACAGAGATTTTATATGCGAAAGAGGACCCCTCGAATAGCCTCCATGACCTCATCAGAAATTCTCTTCTCCATTGGAATTTCCATAAGGCAACAGTAATGGAAATAAACGCAATACATACCACACTCAGTATTTTTGCGTTGATGTTTCGTCTTGTTATACGTCAATTCCATCGGCTTTGAATGCCGACCGCTCGCATCCCATTCCTGTTTCCATCTTGACATGAGTGTTTGTATCTCCTTCTCAGGCGATTGTGCATAAGAATCAAAATAGGTCATGCGAGGATACTCTAACTCCGGCCTTAGATCGCAAAATACTGCAACCCAATGTTGTCCCGGACCCGTGCTCACGTCCGTGTTGAACACAATACCAATTTGCGTCTTTCCCTTGGATGCAAGTTTGCGAATGTCCATGGAACACAACGCACTGACTAAACACGTTCCCATATCTGACTTCTTCCCGAAATCCATCGGAAACGTCCCGACATATTCATAATTGGAAAACAGACGTTTGTAGTTCTTCTCTATCTTTTCAATATCCGTCGTAGACAGCCATTCCGTAGGATTAGATTTCCAAGAAGCAGGAGCGGATGGGCGTTCAAGAAGAGACGCAACGACACATGTTCCTTCTCCATCCCTGCATTTATCTCTCAGTCGTGCACGAAGGGATCTCCATACAGCATGCGGTTCGCCTTTCGGAATCGGAGATGCAGAAGGGTGTTCCCTGTTATATGCCTCTCTCAAAGTTTCAATTTCTTCAGGGTCAACATACATCCTTGTTATGAAAACGGAATTAAGTTTCAAAAATGTGTATGCCATTAATTACAAGATGCTCGCCAATCTCAAGTCCCGCTTTGAGTCTTATTGCCAGATTGATACCAGAATTCAGGGTCTTAATAAGGAAGTCCATTCGTTGAGAAATGATCGTAAGAATGTGGAATCTGAGCTTGTTTCATTACTTCAAAGTCCTGATTTCTCTGGATTCACAGAGGTTCGTATGACCACCGATAATTCCCTCATTCAAATTCAGAGACCGAATCAGTGGAGTAAAGCATGGACAATGTCAAAGAAGGATCTTCAAATTAACCTCAAGGAATACTTTGACACCACTCGTACTCCGTCCGCCGATGAATGTTTCAAGTTCATCGTTGATAAGAAGACAAAGACGCTCGTTTCTACTGAATTCGCATTCACACGTATCGTGCCCGAATGAAAACGGAATGAATTTACCGAGTATCCGAAAGCACAAATGACGACTGTGTATAATCCGTATAATCCAAACAATCGCTTGTTTAGCCGAACGGACGTTCAAGCGATTCTTTCCAAACATAGATGTGAATACAGGCCGGTGAATATGATTACTTTCCAGACTGCAATGATTCATTCATCTTACGTCAAACGAAAGGATTATACGACACCGTCGGGTGAAGCATCACAACTTGCGCCTAAACCCTCTGATTGTTTGGAACTATTTGATGATTCGTATGAGCGTCTAGAACATCTTGGGGATTCAATTCTTGGTGCTTGTATTTCTACCTATCTCATGCAGCGTTTCCCGAATGAGAATGAAGGATTCTTGACCGATTTGAAGAAGGAGATTGTATGTAATGAAACACTCGGGAAATTGAGTGAAATAATCGGTCTTTCAAAATTCTATGTCATTTCACGACACAATGAGGATATTTGCGCAGGACGTACAAACACGAAAAAGCTAGGGGATATTTTGGAGGCGTTCATTGGAGCTTTATGGACGGATACAGAGCAGGATTTCAAGCTCGTGTATGCGTTCGTTATTTCGCTCGTTGAGTTGTATATTGATATTCCCAAGATTCTCATGAATAATCGGAACTTCAAGGAACAATTTCAGAAGTTGTATCAGTCTCTCTTCCATATTACGCCCACATATCAAATGGCATCGTGTGTGAATGGCCAGTATACGATGGAAGTCGTTCATGAAGGAAAAACGATTGGTCAAGGAGTAGCATCTACAAAGAAACAGGCCGAACAACTTGCAGCCAAGGAATCCATTCTGTATTTCCAAACTTAAGTGGACATATTCAAAGTAGTCTTTGTTCGTGGAATGTGGCGCATAAGTAGTTCTTTTTGCGTTCCGCCAGCAGACATATTGTCCTCCCCCTCGTGAATTCCCTCAATAGATCTCAGAAATTCTGCGACCTTCTGTGGCTCATCAGCAAATGTCATAAGAAGCTTCGTGCGTAGTTCTGAACGACGAAGAGGCGGACGAGATGTGCGGACGCTCCGAGAGATATTACCAACCCCGTTTCCTTCCAGATTGAAATTATCAACCTTGTTGTCTCGCATAAACTCCAAAATTGTGGCAGACAAAGCCGCCTTCTGTTCCTTTTTATACTTCACTTCGGCACGAAGACGACGCTCATCATCATCTAGCGCAATCCAGCTTCTTAGCGCTTCACGGACTTGGCTCGTCTTGTTTTCGTCCATTTCTTATGTCTTCGTTTCTTGGTTGAAAGTCTCTTACGCCTCCCCGCTTTCACCGCTTGAACTTGCTTATCTGCCTCTATTGCTTTTGACTGGTTATAATAATTCCGGCCCGTGTTCACACTATTGTTCACAGTAGTAGCCGCAGATGCTGCAGTGTTGTTAAGATACTGAACTGCATTCGGATTGGCGGCTCTTACTTTTGCAGACGCAGCGTTTGCTGCAGCCAAAGCAGCCTCAAATTGATCTCCGAGTGTATCCCATCTGTCGTCCATCTTTATGAGGAACTTGTCGCCCTTTGCGAACATGATGGACATGGCCTTGCCAATTCCCAGAGGAATGACCTTCAAGAAATCTTCGGTTGCGTCCGAGAACTCCTTTCGTCCAAACGCAATCATTGCAAGAAATGGCCACACGAATATCCCAATAATAAAATTGATAGCTTGACCGAATCCCGGTATATTCGCCATAACTGTCTGAATTGCGTCCGTAGAAGCACCCAATCCCATCGTAAAGAAATCCAAGAATGCGCCCACGAGTGATCCAAACGCAGACGAATTTTCCAATTCATGAAGAATGAACATGATTTGCGGCAGAGCCTTCAAAAAGGGTGTTATGCGTTCACTTTGATTCACAGTATCCAACATCGCATCCGATATTCCGTCAACGCCCTTTCGTAATTCATCATCGCTCGCTCCTCCCGTTTTTCCATGAGGATTTACTCGGCGATCCAATAGATTTCTGAATATACTCATACGGTCTTCGGCCTTTGACTGCGAAAAACCGAGTTTCATTAACATACGAACCCATCGGTCGTCCATTATGTCTTCGCGTTAAAATTTTGTGTTAGAACAAGGATGGATGAACAAAAGGGAAAAATTCGGTGGAATACGCAGATTGAGCGCATATTGTCAGAGGAAGGAGAGAGGGCGCTATGTTATTCGTGGCTACACACTCACTCTCAAAAGAGATACACGAATCTGAACAATTATATCGCAATCCCTACGATTGTGTTATCTACTATTGCCGGAACGGCATCTATTGGATCACAAGCTCTTTTCAACGACCCTGCAGCTTCCAGCGTCGGTATCGGTATTCTCAGCTTAACTGTCAGTGTTCTCAATACTCTCTCTTCCCATTTTGGATGGTCAAGTCGTAAAGAGTCGCACAGAATGACATCGTCCTCTTACTCAAAAATACACAGATTCATTATGATTGAACTTTCTTTACCTCGGTCGGAGCGTATGGAAGCACAAGATATGTTGAAAGTCGTGAGAGATCAGCTGGACAGATTACATGAAAACAGCCCTCAAGTCCCTGAATCTGTTGTTGCAGCATTCAAAAAGCAGTTTGGAGACTCTACTCCTGATATCAGCAAACCAGATATTACGAATGGTCTTGATCCAATTTATGTTCATGTAGAAGGACAATCGCCTCCAATAACTGGACGATTTCCTGTTAAAATTTCCACCGGCGATCGCACTCGAGGCAGTTCACAAATGTCGTCATTGGCTCGTCCGCTGATCGTGTCTGAAGCTGATAGTAATCACACTTCGTCTTCTTCTTGCAACCAGAGCACCACATAAAGATAGATGCACTCTGATTCTTCGCATACAGTCGCTTCTCCATTTCAATGATACGTTCCACGGAATCCTTCCAGCGTGCAGGACACATATCCATCGGTGTCATTTCAGCAATAGTCTTCAAATCAAGTTCGCCAGAACGATACTTCCCAAGTAAATCCTGATTGTTTTTAACATAACTCTCTTCACCCCTCAAATTCTCATACAACGAAATTGCGCGACTGCGATACATATTCCAGAACGTCCTGTTTGCCCAATCTACATCCACTCCATCCTTCGTTGCTCTCTCCACAAGGTTCTGAAGCATGAATAACTCAAAGTCCGTTGCAGCCGTCTCGTCGCCAAACACTTCTGCGAAATTTGAAATCACCTTTTCACGAATCGCACATGACACAAACACATCCTTGGTCTTTACAGTCGCAATCTTTGGAGCACGCAGAACTGGCGGAGGCCGAACAATCTCTTCCTCCTCAATCACCGAGTCATCATCTTCTACATCTTCCTCCAGAAGCTCGGCCTCTACGACCTCTCCATCTTCATCGTCCACTGCAAACGTCCATTCCTGATACAATGTCTCATATTCGTCGGCCCGAATATCTACATACGCAGACATCGGTGCCTCATACCCATCTTGATCGTCTGTCTCGGCCGACAGTACAATAATTGGACTCGTATATGTCTCGTCGTCAAATGGCGCAGGAAGCATGTGCTGATTCTCTTCATCTTCGGAAACAGACGCAAATACACTCAACCACCGAGTCTCTTTCATTGGATGCTGTAGCTTTCCATGAAATTGAATATCGGGACACTTGTACTTCTTGCGCATCCAATCCAATACGTCGGATGTCTTTGCAGGGATTTGGATTTCCCCAATATGTCCATTCAGGGCAATCACAACTCCGAATGTCATCTTTGACTTTTTTGTTGGGACCGAAGTAAGTCCGTTTTTAAGCTGAATCGAAAACGGATTTTGAGCGTTCAAGAATAAAATAGTATCACAAAAATGTCCGGAAGATATGTTCCTCCGTCTCGTCGCAATAAGACCGAGCCTCCGCCAGTCACGATGCAGTTAACGACTGAATATTTCCCAGAACTAGTCACGACGCGCAAACCTCTTGTAGCGCCAACGCCAATGTCAAAACCGTATTCGGCACTAGCATCGGAGTGGAATGAGAAGGATGAAGAGGCACGCACCGAGAAGGAGTATCAAGATTCGTTGAATCGCAGGAACGAGGAAAAAGACAGAATTGCTCGTAGCGGTGTTGTTGCGATGCAGCGCGAGTATCATGGAACAGAGGATTACGTTTATTCTGTAGAGGAACAGCCACTTATCACCAAACCAAAGACGGATGCAGACGGGTGGCAAGTTATTGAGAAGAAGGCCAAGAGGGAGTATAGTGTTGACGAGAAGATGGAGAGACAGAGGAAATTTAAGGAGTCCGAGGAGTCAATGTATGATAAAGACAGCGTTTGGGATTCAAATGCGCGTGGCACAGATGAGTGGGGATATCGTGATCGTCGGTCAGGAAGTTAACGCTGTGCTCTGTATTCTGCAGCCTTGGTTTTCGCAGATTGGAATAATGCGCTGATTCCAATACCGAACCAAACTCCCCATTCTTGTATCTTCGTCCAGTATCCGTATGACCATTCACTGCCAAATTTCCATCCGAAATAGGCTCCGGCGATAACAAGAAGAACTAAAATAATCAAATTCACAAAATCCATAATAGTGAACTCCGGGACTGGAGTTACTGTTTTTGTCGGTTGTGGCGGAGGTGTTTGCGAATTAGATGCACTTGACATTTGTATTCCCCTGCTATTTTGTATTCTGTAAAGTAAAGATGGACGTATTTTCAGCTGGAGCACTGCTCATTGGCGTTTTACTACTTATTGCTGCAGGGTCAGTCCTTGCTATTTCAGGGTCTCGTGCATTACCGACATTCAACGGAAGCATGTTACCATCTACATACAGCATCCTCGGAGTTGCGAGCACGACTGCACAGACCACAGGATCTTGGATGCCTTACATGATTCTTCTCGGTGGCCCGATTGCAGACTTGCTGACACAGGATTTCCGATACACGATTATGACTGCAATTTCTGCAATTGCTATGGTTGTCGGATTCGTTTTCCAAATCGTGTTTTATGGCGGCATTCCTCGCTTTTTGCCCGCATTAACGGTCGGAACGTCTGCAGCCCTGATGTATCTGATGCAAGACGCATGGAACCAGCCTCAACTCAGTATGGAAAAAAGAGCACTCACGACAATTGGCGCAAGCACGGGAATGGTTTTGACTGCTCTCGTTTCCATGGGAAGTGGTGGAATGTTCACGACACCATATTTGAATGAACTTGTGTCTATTGTTTTGGGGGCAGGTATTGGCGAACTTGCGTGGGCGTTTGTATGGAGCACCATGCCGGATCGTCTGCCACTCGTTAATAAGTAATGGCCTTTTGAGCACCACGAAGAATACGATAATAATTTGACATATTTGTTCCGCTCTGCTTCTCGCTAAACACGACTTGGCCTCGCTCGTTCGTTGACACTACTACGATCGTAGGAACGATCTTTACGCCATACATTTGTGCTAGATGACTAGGATCGTCGTGCGTATTTACAGTCGTCCATTCCACCAAAGGAAACTCGTCCTTTAAATCTTCAATAGCGGGCTTAATCACCTTACAAGGCTCACATGTCGGCGACCAGAAATGAAATGCTGCAATACTCATTCGTGTTTGTTTATAGTTGTCAGGATATGTGTAGACGCAATAAGACGGTATTGCGTGGTTCTGTGTAGTTTCTGCTTTACCATTTCAGTTCCGTTTTTGACGAAGGTTTTTGATAAAGCTGACAGAATTGCAGTATTCAGAGCCTCTTGGTCCAGCTTATCGGTGTTGTCCAAACACCATTTCACAAGGTCTGTGTCCGATACTGGCGGACCCATCATTTGAAGAGGACAACCATCAATCTCTTTGACTGGAATTGGAGTCGGTTTCTCTTTCGGCCCTTCTAGAACCTCTACTGCCATTTGGTCAACGATATGGTTATACTTGCTGTGCTCATCATCACCGCCAGTATGTGCCTTGACCCACGTAATACAGTAGGACTCAAACATAACCAGTTTTCCTGAAATCTCTTCAATGAGGTCTCGATTTGAAACTGGTTTGCCTCCGGCAGTCTTCCAACCGTTCCGCATCCACCCCATAACCCATTTGGTCAAACAATTCTTGGAGTAGTCGGAGTCTGTGAAGATGTGTAAGGCCACATCCGAGGGAGTGAAGGACGTGAGTGCCTTATTAACGCCATGCAGGATCGCCGAGAGTTCGCCACGGTTGTTCGTCTGTGGCTCATCATCCGGAATTCTTCCCGCATCTGAGAGAACGTTATGCGCAGGGAAGTAATACGCATACGCAGCTCTTGCGCCCTTGAATCCGTTGTTTGTGCATGCTCCATCTGTGTATACGCTGACCTTCATAGAGTTCTTATACTTGGTCTGTGAATATGAGTTGAAATTCGTTTTGTAATACATCTGCTCAAAATCGCAGGTTGAAGTTGTGTGGGGTCTTCTACGTGAAACCAAACGCGGCACTTGAAGGAACGCTGTTCCAAGTATCGCCGCAGAACTTGCTGGCACGAAAACGTGAGGAACTCAGAATGAAGAACGAGGAGAACACGTGTGCGATGCGACGATTTGCGGGTCATCCATTCTTCAAACATAGGTGTAAAGGATTCCACAGATGAAATGTGGGCTGCATCAATCATCTCGTATTCGCACTCTGGATGTGCGTTCTTGTATCGGACCCATTCCAGCAAGGTATTGTGATCATCCAAAGGTTCAAAAAGGACATAATGGGGTGGAGGAAACATGAGGTCCATTAGAGGATGTGTGCGCAGTCTTTTTAAACAGCAGTCGCTTCTAAAAAGGTGCGCTGATTTTTATGTTTATTAAGTTTGAAAGATTCGCAGTTACTCGGTGGCCTCCGTGGGAGGAGCAAGAATCTTCTTGATGGGGATGTCTGCTGACACGACATACAACGAGTTCTCCGTCATCACAATATAACACGTCTCACACTTAAAAACGTTCTCAATCGTGGACGTATACTCATCATTGGACTTCACAAGATACTTAATGGAATCCTGGACGCCGATACAGCACGTCTTCTCAACGCTCGGACGGTAGTAATCCAAATATATGGGTTTGTCATGTTCCATTGCGACTTGGGCAGTGCGAAGAAGAACGCTAGCAGAAGGTAAAGCCATTTGTTTATTCTTAGTCTCTTATTGAACGAGTTTGAACGCATCTTCCAGTTTGAAACGATTTCTAACTGAAAGGGACGGAACCCAATCACGAGGATGGTCCAATATAACCTTGAGCGTTTCTGCAAGATAAGTTTTAATCGCTGCAGATTTTGTCAGCTTCGCCGATTCGTAAATAAACACACCAAACTGGCCCACGTTTTCATCAATTTGTTCCGTCTTTGGTTGCCGAATCAAGTGCGTCATCTCTGCAAACACATCTTTGAGTCCCGATTTCACACATTCATCGCTCACAAGATCCCTTAAACATAATTCCATCATGAACTTCGCATACCCTCTACGCTTCTCCTTCTGCTTCATCCATTCCACGACCTTATTATCAAAGTCGGCCTCAACGCTTGATGGAAACACAAGAGTCTCATTCAAATTATACAATTTCGGAAACATAGAAACCTGTGCTTGAATATCCTCCTTCATTTCTGGAATGGCAGTCGCAATACGCTTGGCCATCTCGGCCATAACAGACGCATACGAATGTTGTGTGATCGCCTTATCAAACAACAAGGTCGCAATACGCAACCGAAACGTCTCGTCTCTTTTCTTGATTTTCTCAATTGCGTCAGTGGATAGTTTTTCAATATTAGAGGATACGACTTTGTTGAATATACCGAAGATGTCCGAATACTCTGGATCTTCACGCTCCTTCACTCTTCTCACGATATCCACCAATACACGTTCTCTCCAATTATCTGTGGCAGGACCATGTTTTCGTGGAACATGTGCAGGTTTCTGGAATGGCTTGAAGGCCATCGGAGTAATTCTCAGTTTTGCAATGTTTTCCTGCACAACTGACGGAAGAGACAGTTTGGCATAAGACCGCAAAGCATACATATGCGCAACTGTGACGCTCATCCTTATATTGCTTCAAGATGTTCCATTAAAACGAATTTCGTTTTGAACTTACGTGAACGCTAACAAAGGTATAGTATAATGGAGGCAGAAGTCGCTACCACAAGATTCCAGTATTCTTGGATGTTGTGGTATCACGACCCTGAGAACAAGGACTATTCGCTGGAGAGTTACGTCAAGGTCGCTGACGTTTCAACTCCCCAGCAATTCTGGTCCGTGATGGACTCCATTCCCAAGGAGGCATGGGAATCTGGAATGTTCTTCTTTATGCGAAAAGGGTTTCCGCCAATTTGGGAATCGCCAGAACATGAAGCAGGTGGATCGTGGTCCAAGAAACTTGAATCTGGATTGATGTATGACACGTTCATGGATATGATGGTCCATTGCGTCACCAACGAACTTCTGACAACACGCAAAGAGACTCTTGCAGGCATCACTGTATCCCCTAAGGGTCCATTCTCAATTCTAAAAATTTGGAATACCACAACTGCAGTTCATGACAGATCTGCGCTTGCCCAAACTGTAAAATCGTTAAAGATTGGCGATGACGTGACATATACTGCTCACAAATCTCGCCCTAAATGATTTCAAGCGTATACTCTCCATTATTCGTGTCATGAAACAGTTGCTGGACCCGCTGTATATACAAATTCCTCAACGCATCTATCTGTGCGGATGTCGGGGTCTCAATCTTTTTCGTTCTGATTGGTTTTCCAGTATACGTATTCACAGTCGGCAACGGTCCGTCCCAAAGAGATAACCAATTACTCACTGATGTCAATGTCGGTATTGGCGCTGGAATCTTCCACATATCGTACAAGAATTCGCGAAAATATGAGTACACCGGATTTTCAAGTGTCGGAAATAGTTCAGATTCTCCGTATGTCATGATTGGAACTAACGGAGTTCCAGTCTCAAGCGCTAGTCTAAATATCCCTGTGCGTTCCTTGATAACAAGCTTCAAAGCCTTTCCACTAGATAAATACATCTCTTTTGCTCCACCAAGAACTATAGATACAGATTCGGATTTCAAAGTCTTTTTGATTTCAACGTAATCGGCCGAAATAGTGTGTGTTATCTTCATCCAATCACGAACAAACGGGAACATGTGAAATATATTTGCAACTGCGAACTTTGTGGGTGTATACTCCTTTCCGGTAATACGGTAAGAATTATGGATTCCAGGAGTGATTGCGAGAAGACCGTGTGGATGCCATACTTGAATTGATTTTTGAGGAATTGGATGCTTTACATGAATTTTGAATGTCTTACGAATATTCCTTTCAATTTTGGCGATTCCACCTGCAAACAATTCACGAAAAAACGTAATTATACTTCGGACTGCGTCTTCCATCACAGGTCTTGGAACAAGGTAGTAAAGACATAAACAAGCAGCATACAGAACTAGTTTCGTGAGAATCAAATAGATTGCAACGCAAAGTGCGCCTGTAGCATACGTCGGCCAGAAGTAAGCATATGCCGCCACTTCCATCAATTGATTCTACGCACGAATCAAGATTGTAAATTGAGCCGAACATACAAGAATGAAGGTAGAAGACTTCTTTGAACATTATGGTCACGCAATTACCGCTTTCGGTATTTGCGCAGGCATAGTTACGTTTCCAGACAGAAGTTTTTTGTCTGCTCTTCTCGGTGGTGGTCTTATGGCCCTGAATTACTATTTCTCACATCGGATTCTCCATTGGTTTCCAGGTCCTATGAATTTCCATCTCAATATGCATCATGAAAAAGCCGGACTTCCAAGGTGGCTTGAGCTTGCGTTAGAAGGCATTCTTGAACTCGTTTATTTCATGTTCTTTCCTCTGCTGTTTCAAACACTTCTGAATGACTGGATCATTCCATTCAGCGTGATTCTGTTGCTTTCGTTGACATACACGTCCTACCATATTTACAACTACTCTATACTGGGCTCAAAGGATCATTCAAGACACCATATGAACCCTGAAGTCAACTTCTCTCCCAATTTTCTAGATCATTTATTCAGCACGAACTTTGATGAAGACCATGAAGACCTGAATCCCGGTATTGTGAATGTTGTTGTATGTACATTAATTGTTCTGTATTTGAAACGGTATTTCGGATGGACGGACGCTCAA